AAACTCGTAAATGGCAACGTCACAATTTCAGAATAGAGGTCGGGATGTGGGCCGTGGGGCTAATCTGGGTGGTGTTAATACTGTGGGGAATGATGCTTCAAGTCGCAACACTTTCTTCATTGTAGGCATGGTGTTCTTTGGTATTGTGTGCTTCATCACATTGCCAATTTCTGTGTTTATTTTGATGGATGCAAAAAAAACAAACGCCAATTCACACGCTGCGTTGGCTGAGACAAAGAAGATTCAGGCAGAGTTAAAACCAAAGAAAGAGGCAGACGATGAATGAACTACTTGCATTGCTTAAAACAGCAGCGCCAGCACTTGCTACGGCAGTTGGTGGACCTTTGGGCGGCATGGCAATCAAAGCCATTGCTGACAAACTTGGAGTGCCAGCGTCTATCTCTGACGTAACAACAGCGTTACAGGCCAACCCAGATTTGGCGCTCAAACTTAAAGAGATTGACACACGCGCATTTGAAGCGGAAACCAAGGCGGTGTCTGAGCGTTGGCTAGCGGACATGGCAAGCGACTCTTGGCTGTCGAAGAACATTCGCCCGTTGACGTTGATCTACATTCTGACTGCGTTCAATTTAATGTCTGTGCTTGACGGGTTTGGGTTTCACATCGCCGAGGCATACGTCAATTTGCTTGGGCAGTGGGGAATGGTCGTGATGACCGCATACTTCGGTGGTAGAACTTTAGAAAAGGTAATGGGGAAAAAATGATGAGTGAATTTCAACGTGAGATTATTCATATTGCCAGAATGATGGCGGTGACTTTGTGTTTTGTCATTCTGACAATGACAATGAGTTTGTTGGGAGGGTTGTTCATGCCTAACAGCGTGATCGACAACAAAGACATTTTCCCAATCATTGCGCCAGCATTTAGCACCATCATCGGTGGGTTCATTGGCTGGTTAGCGGCTATCAAATTAAACAACGCATCAGAGGAATCAAATGACCAAACTAACTGAAAACTTTACCCTTGAAGAACTCACGCACACTGACCACCGTGAATTTGACAACATCCCAACCACCACTGAGAAGTGCATCATTGATGGCAAAGAAGTTGTCGTGAATGCCTACGAGAACTTGCCGCGATTGGCTAAGTTCTTGGAGGACTTGAAGGTTGTGTTGGGTGGCAAGCCAATCATGGTCAACAGCGCATTCCGTTCACACGATGTAAATACTGCTGTTGGTTCTAAAGATACCAGCGACCATCGCAGAGGTTGTGCCGCTGATATTCGTGTGCCAAACATGACACCTGATGAGGTCACACGCGCCATCATTGCTAGTAATCTACCTTATCAGCAAGTCATTCGTGAGTTTGACCGCTGGACCCATGTGGCAATCACCACCAATGAAGGCGACACACCCAAGAAATCCAAACTTATCATTGATAAGGCTGGCACTCGCCCCTTTGCGTAAGCATTAGGGTTGTCAGTTCGAGCAAGAATTCTTGGCTGATTCCATACTTTTTCTCGAAACCTTTTGCCCCGAGGCCATGCACACCTGTGTTGCCTCTGTGATGTTCAGTACAAAGTCCAATGACGGGTGCGTTGTCACGTTTCCCTCCAAAACGACGAATGTGGTGGATTTCGCAAGGGGTTTGTCCGAGTTTGAGAAAAAGGCAGAGGACACAGCCAAGATTCGCGACTTCACCATAATGCTTCTTTATCTTTGAGTTCATTAAATGCAACCAATTTTGTTTGTGGCACAGAGTAAAACGGGCCATTGCCCACATCTTTTTTGTTCTCATTTGACAAGAAAGACTTACGATCAATCCATCCGACAATTGAAACGTGAGCGTGATGAATTTCTGTTAAAACAAAAAAGTCACAAGGCTTATCTTCTGACCAATCAACAGCGTTAAGGTTGCCTCCTTGCGTTTGTGTGCATTTAACGTCAATCGTTTTGCCGCTTTGAGTTACAAGGTCAGCGCCAAATTTTCTGTAGTCGCAATTTAAATCAAAGTTTAAGTTGAGATACTTGGACACAGCATATTCAGTGATGACACCAATGATGGACATTTTTTCTCCATCTTGTTTTTGATCTTGTTGTTTGTCTTTACCGTGTTGGCTTGTAACGTAGTTGCGGTACTTACCTACATAGTTGCAAATAGCAATTTCACTTTGGCTTAACTTAACTCCAATCATTGCGTTGACCTCACTTCTGAACGGGCTGACGATTCAAGGCTACGCCAAACAGCAATCTTTGCTTCTGCTGCTGACACCAAGATGCGTAACGTTTCGTATTCGGCAATGGCATCACGCATCTCAACAAGGTGTTGGATGTATTCGTCATGGGAATACGCATAGGTTTCTTTGGCTGACTCAGTTCGTTCGCTAGACGATGCCATGATGATGGCTTTTACCGTCTTACGCTTTTCCTGCATATAGACCATCTGGCCTTTTAATCTGCCAAGGTTTTCTGCGTTGTCACGCATGAAATCAAGGGCTTTGAATGGGCTAATTTCTTGTTCTGTCATGTGTTCTTCTCATTAAGTTTGGCTGCTGCCCATTTAGCGCCTTCCATAAAAGCAACCTTGCCAACCCATTCGTTTGGAATATCACTCCATGTCAACCCAACCCATGTGCGCTGTGGTGCTGGTGCAATAGCAAGATGGCATCGCAATTCATTAGCCAAGCGATATGCCTTGCTCAAATATTCCTCCTGCTCTGGCTCTTTAATTCCCTCATTGATGAGGCTACCATCCGTCAGCGGCTTGCGCTGTAGTGGGGTGGTGTAGATGGCTGTCTGCGCCAATCCGTCCTTGCGTTTACTCAGCATTGTCTTGACGTATGCAGACGCTCCTCGCTTGTCGCTGTTCAGCCAATCAAGATCTGATTGCTCACACCACGCCACAGGCTCCTGCTCTGGCTGTGCCAAGGCTTGTCGCGCAACATACATGGATTTCACGCTTAAATCGCTTAGACCAAAGTCACGGGCATACTCTTCCAACGCCTCAAGCGCCAGCGTCAATGCTTCTTTAGTCATGTGTTCTTCTCCTTGAGTTTGGCTTCTACCTCACGGGAAAGCATATGTGCCGATGTGTAATTGATGATGTCGATCTCCTCATCCGTCAGCCCAACCCATGTGCGCTGTGGTGGGGTGGTGTAGAGCGGGACAATGTGTTTTGGGTTGTGGCCTTCAACTTCATCGGCATCAAGTTCTACCTGACAAATGCGCCCTGTGTTGCTTGCAATAATTCCCCACGCCACAGGCTCCTGCTCTGGCTCTTTGGGTATATCTCGTGTTGGTTTAACCATGTCTTATTCCTTAATGCCGTGGGCGGCTTCGATGGCACGGACACTTTGTGTAAACAACTCCATGTCCTCTTTTCGTAATGCTCCATATCCAAGCACATCAATCGCAATTGGCTCAATTTGCTCATCCGTCAGCGGCTTGCGCTGTGGTGGGGCGGTGTAGTAATTGACCTGTTCAAAACTAGACCCTTTCATGCAATCGCAACTTGTTGGGTGCATTTGTTGATATTCGTGCCCACAACCATTGCAACGATAAAACGCCACAGGCTCCTGCTCTGGCTGTGCCAAGGCTTCTTTGATGGCGGTGATGACAATCTCGTGCTTTGCACATTCAGCCTTGCTAAGTTTGTAATTGCCAGAATGGTTTTCCAACGCCTCAAGCGCCAGCGTCAATGCTTCTTTAGTCATAACTTCACCCCCCACACTTTCTCCATGTATGCCACATAGATTTGATCTGCCTCTTTGAACACACGGATATCGTCTTCTAAATGGTATGTGCTGGATGACTTTCCAAATCCACCATACTTGCCTACTTTTGTGATCGTGATTTTGCTGACACCTACTGCTGGCGCGTGACGGTAGAGGTAGTGCTCCTTCTCACCACTGATGTGCATCACCAATTGCATTGGCTGGCTGCAAAATTCTTCAAACGTCAGTTCTTTCATAGCGGAGCCTCTGGTAATTGAGCGCGTTGTTGTTGCGCGTGTTCTTTAATCTGCTTGGCAGTCCAAGGCACAGCGCCTGTTGATGGTGGGAAGGGCCACATATCAACCTTTCTTTTTTACTGTTGTGTTTTTTGTACCAGCGCGGCTGTAGTACATGAACTCAAGCGGTTTTGTTGAAACCCTTGTCTTGCTTACGCCTGACAAAGTGCCATGCATTGGTTTTTTCTTGCGTGTTTCTTCAACGTAGGCAGACAGTGTTTGACCTGCTGCGCTTTGCTTGGATTCAAGTCGTATGGCGTTAAGAAACTCAGGCATATACGTCTTAACGTAATCGGGGTGGAAAGCGTTAATCATGCTGCTTTTCTTTCTGCGCGGATTTGGTCACGGGATTTGCCAAGGTTAAAGACGCTGTTCATTCTGTAAAGGCCAACGCGCTTTGCGTCATATCGCCTTCTGTTTTCTTTTGGTGATGCTTTTGGTTTCTTGGCATCTTCACCATCACCAATGGCGTACACAGCCCTTGGATACCGTCTTGCGCCTTCTGCATCGTATACATACGAGACAATATGTATCTGCTTACCGATACGCGCCCCACGCTTGTTTAAACGCGAAACAATTGCTGAGATTAAATCTTTACGGATGCCAGCAGATTGTTCAAGTTCTGCGCGTGATTGGTTGCCATACTGTTCTAGGGCCATCAATATTGCGCGTGACCTCACGCCGTACAACTTGTGGTTCTGGTTGGTCTTTGTCTGTAATTTGGCTTGTGATGATTTCATTTGTTTTGAATGTGTGATAGTTGAAACAGACTCGTACTCTGTTGACTGAGCCGTTTGGTTGCATTCTTGTTGCATCAACCATTGTTGCGGCATTGCACTTTGGACATTTCATAGTTCTTGGATGGTGATGCGGTACTGTTTGCCTTGCATATCCAATACATCTATGGTGGTCAATGATGATTCTTTATCACCATCAATGCCAAGGTCGTATTGAACCCTGCCAACCTCATCAATCAAACCGCGCTTGTCGATGTTGATTAAGTTCTCACGGATGGTGAATGCTATGTAGTCGCAATAGCATTGTTTGGTTTTCATGTTTACCTGCTTTCTTGATGTGTGAATCTATCATACATCATAACTATGACGCTTTAATACGTTCAGCAAATAAACGCACACTATCTGGAATGGGTGTTGCTTTTTTGCGGTCTGCTTCAATTTTGCGTAAGGCTGCATCTTGGTTTGGTGGTGCAGGTACGGTCACTGTTGCAACGTCATGTTTGTTTACAAACGCTTGTTTTGGTGCGTTTTGTCTGCGAACCCAGTTGCGCCATGTTGCAAACCAATCAGCCTTTGTGCCTTTACCTGCTGGCAATGCACACCAATAATCTTTGAATTCATCAAATGTGTTTTGCAGGTTAAGGTCTGGCCTTGTTTCAATGCAGAAATCAGCCCATTCTTTTGGATAAGCAAAATCTGCTGGCAAGCGCGACCCGCGCTGCATCTTTACCTTTGGTTCATTGGTTAATGGTTCATGGTTAATGGTTAGTGGTTTATGGTTAGGTGACGCATCGTCTACGACTTGTTCACGCTTCGTGCTTTTCTCTTTACGCTTCGTTTCACGTTCAATAGCGATTCGTTTGTTTGTGTCTGCTTTGGCATGGTATTCAAGCAATTCGCAAAGGATGCGGTCTTGCACATAACACCCATCTTTATCAAGCGTGAAAAACCGACTCAACACAAATTTGACCGCTTCAACTTCCGCCTCGGTTGAAGCCCAAGTCCATTCCAATGCTTGTTCAAGCGTGGGAAAAACCTCACGGTCATAGCACGAATCAATCAAAAGCGTGTACGCACCGTGTTGCAACATGGTCAAACGACCTGCTTTCTTGGCATAGTCGCCAAGATTTCTTTTGTAGTAATGCATAAAAACCCAATAAAAAAGGGGCTACACCTGAAGTCTCACCCTTGCGGATGTTGGCGGACTGGCACAGTACCAGCAGACTTCATGTGTAACCCCACTGTGATAACGCCGCCAAGCGTCTTGAAAAAGATTATATACACGATTCCAGTGGTGTTTCAACTAGAACCCGACAACTCCCGCCTTTTTGTTGTTCTTTTCGCACAATCAACAAGCGGTCCACTTGGCTATCGTCATTGAACACGCCAGCCTGTGTAAGCGCATCAAGCAATGGCTTGGCTATGTTGTCAATGTCACGCACACGCTTGTCTGGTGGGTACAAAAAAACCATGAGGCTCACCCGTTGAGCCTGAAAGCCTTTATGTTCTGATAAAGCAAAAGCCTCAAACACCTTTGCTTTGAACTGGTTGGCCTTTGGTGTTAGAAAACGCCTAGAACCGTTGAAGTTCCAATAAGTATTGATACTTGGCGGGTAAGGTAAAAAAAGATTGAGCATTTGTGTAATAGTTAGTGAAAGTGTGCTTATAATACATCATCGCAACCACGCGATACATCAAAAAAGGAATTAAACATGACAGCATACGACAAGTGGTTAGAAGCGCCAATTCAGGCGCACTATGAAGAACAAGACGCTATCAGCGACATTGTGGAAAAACTCATGGATGACGAGTTGGACCCACGCAACCCATATGTGTTCATGCAAGCAATCAACGAAGGCGCTTGTTTGGACAACAAAGAATTCAACACAGCGTTGAAGGAAATTCTGGAAACCAAAAACCATGACGAACTAGGCAAACTGGTCTACGACTTTGTTGTTGACTATTGCCAAGATGAGGCTATTTCACGCGCAGAGGCAATCATGCAAATGAGGGGTTACAAATGAAAACGTTTAACGAATTACGCAAAATTAGCGTATTGGAAAAAATGAAAAAGAAAGGCAAGTTCAATTACTTGTCTTGGGCTTACGCAGTTGACGTTCTTTTGCAAGAGGACAAAGATGCCAATTGGGAATTCAAGCCGCATCAAATGTTTGGTGAAACTATGATGGTCTTTTGTACGGTCACAGCATTTGGGGCATCACGCACAGCATTTTTGCCTGTAATGAACATGAGCAATCAAGCAATTGCCAATCCTGATGCTGGTCAAGTAAACAAAGCCATGCAACGTTGTTTGGTTAAGGCTATTGCTTTGCATGGAATTGCGCTGTATATCTATGAAGGCGAAGATTTGCCAGAAGAAAACGAAGCGGAACCATTGGACATTAGCCCAATCATTGCATTCATTGCCGAGGCGCATAACCTTGAAGATTTGAAAATAAAGTATGTTGGCGCTGTCAAATCAGTAAACAACAACAAAGAGGCGCTCAAACAATTGGAAGCAGTCAAAGACAAACGCAAAGCCGAATTGACGGCACAGGAGGCAGCATGAGTTATTCAGAATTGGAAATGAAAACAATCCAATGGGGCGAAGCCCGTGGCATCGTGCAAAACAGCACAGCAGCAGCCCAAGCAATCAAGACGCAAGAGGAACTTGACGAACTGGTTTATGCAATCCTTCACAACGACCGCGCGGCTATGGCTGACGCTTATGGCGACATTCTGGTGACGCTAATCATGGGCTGCGCTTGTGCTGACCTTGACCTTGTGACCTGCTTTGAAGGCGCATATAACGAGATCAAAAATCGCAAGGGTTATCTAAACGCCGATGGCATTTTTGTGAAGGAGGCGTAATGGGACAATTTATTGCTTTCCTGTGTTTCTTTGCATGGCTGACGCACATCTTTACTTGCTTTGCTCAAGGCTTTTGGGGCTTCTTGGTGGCTGGCGCTATCTTTTTCCCCATTGGCATCCTTCACGGCTTCTACCTTTGGTTCAATTGATATGACAGACACAATCTTTGACCCACGCACAGTGGAACAAGGCACTGACCTATGGAAGCAACTGCGCCTTGGTCACGTTACCGCCAGCAACATTGCTGAGGTAATGTCCAAAGGCAAAGGCAACTCAGAAGCAATTGGGCGGTACAAGTACAAGGTCCGTTTGGTTGCTGAACGTATGACAGGCACTGCTGCTGAATCATTTAGCAGTTCTGCTATGGAATGGGGCGTTGAGCAAGAGCAATTTGCAGCCATTGAATACGAAGCAGCCAAAGGCGTATTTGTTGACAAGACGGGTTTTTGGCCTTGTGAAGATGTGCAATGGCTTGGCGTATCACCTGATCGTCTGGTTGGTGAAGATGGTTTGGTTGAGATCAAATGCCCAAACACCACAACACACTTGCAATACCTGTTTGACCAGAAAGTGCCAACTGAGTATTACAAGCAAATCCAATGTCAACTATGGGTGACGGGCCGCAAATGGTGCGACTTTGTTTCTTATGACCCAAGACTGCCCAAGCGCAATCAACTGCTGATTGTGAGGACAGAACGTGATGAAGAACTCATTGCGGAAATGAAGGCCGAAGTCGAGAAATTCTTGGCAGAGGTCAACGCTTTAATCATCAAACTAGAGGAATAATATGTCAGTAAACAAGTTCATTGGTATCGGCAACCTTGGTCGCGACCCTGAGATGCGCTTCATGCCCAACGGCAATGCAGTGTGCAATTTCAGCATCGCCATTAGCGAAAAATACAAAGACAAAACCAGCGGTGATTGGAAAGAGATCACCGAATGGGTCAACATCGTCATGTTTGGCAAATTGGCTGAAATTGCTGGCGAATACCTCAAGAAAGGCTCAAAGGTCTACGTTGAAGGTAAACTCAAGACAGAGAAGTACACAGACAAAAATGGTGTTGAAAAGTTCTCCACCAAAGTTGTGGCTGAGAAGATGGATATGCTGAATACACGCACAGAAGGCGCAGCGCCAGCCAAAGCAGCACCAGAGACTGAACCGTTTAACGAGGATGACATTCCTTTTTAACCACTTCTTTTTGCAGAGAAGCCTTTAGCCCCCTTAATTGGGGGCTTTTTTTGTTGCAACGGGGCAACTTTATAAAAATATTTTGGAACTATGTGCAACGTCTTGTGATTTGTGCATATAATACATACCAGAGCAAGACGCTCTTAATCATCAAACAGGAGTTAAACATGAAAAAGACAATCAGCCAAAGCGAATTCATTGACGAATTTCACGCAAGAGGTCGTGGCAAACAATTTTCCTTTGCTGCATTGGAATTGCTGTACGACTTTTTTGAGGAATGCAACCCAGACATGGAATTGGATGTGATTGCAATTTGCTGTGAATTTGAAGAAGGCACAATTGAAGAAATTGCTGAAAATTACAGTATTTCTATTGCTGGCTTTACATCTAGAGGCAAAAAAGAAGCGGTTTGTGATTTTTTAGATGACAACACGCTGGTTGTTGGTGAAACCGACAAAGGCACAATCGTTTATCAACAGTTTTAAGGAATTAATCATGAAAAAAGCATTTGAAATCTTGGGCCAGATCACATTGGCAATCTTGGTCGGCTCTTTGTTGGCTGTTATGTTTATTGAATGGATGGCTGGATGCGGTGAATCCTATGTGGATGCCAAGGGCAACGTATACGCAAACGAGTGCATCATTGTGCAGCACCACAAATAATAGTAGTGCTACTATTAGCCCTCATTCAGTAATGGGGGTTCTATGTCAAACGCAGCAGTCCGTGTCCGTGATGTATTCAAGGCGGCACAACAACCGCTAACACTGGCAGACATTAACAACGCTCTGCCAGACCTCAAGCCAAGCCAAGTGTCAATGGCTTTGTGCTATTTTCGCAAGCAACGGTACGTCAGCCGTGAGCAAGTCAAGAACGAAAAGAACAAGGGCCGCAAACAAGTATGGCTTTATACGTTCTATGACGTTAAACTGCCAAAACCAATTGAGGTTTAAATATGACAACATTAGAAATAACATACAAAGCAGTCAAAGACTTGATTCCTTATGTAAACAACAGTCGAACTCACAGTGATGAACAAGTCACACAAGTGGCAAGCAGCATCAAAGAATTTGGCTTTACAAACCCAATCTTGTTAGACGGTGAAAGCGGCATCATTGCTGGTCATGGTCGTTTATTGGCTGCTAAAAAATTAGGCATGGAACAAGTGCCAACCATTGAATTGTCCCATTTGAGCGATGTTCAAAAGAAAGCCTACGTTATTGCTGACAACAAATTGGCATTGAATGCTGGTTGGGATAACGAAATCCTTGCGCTTGAGTTGAAAGACCTTGCTGAACTTGGTTTTGACCTTGAATTGACAGGTTTTAGCGAAGGTGAATTGAAAAATTACCTTGAAGATGATTCAGATGCAGACGAAACCGATGGTGATGGCGTTAGCGATGAATCGCGCAATACATTGTTGATTGAATGTATTGGTGAACGTGAATTGGAAAAGTTGTATGAGGAAATGCAACAACGGGGGTTTGAATGCAAAATTTTGAGTTAACCCTTTCCTCGCCTGTTGCCACATCATTTCGGGCAATCAAAGCAGCCAACAGCCTTGACATTGATGCTGAAAAAAAATCAACGCATCATTTCAAGGTTCAAGCCGACATTAAGACCGAATTCAACATTGGTTTGATTGTTGGTGCATCAGGAAGCGGTAAGACAACGCTTGCCAAGCACGTTTGGTCTGATGATTGTTTTAAAGAAATATTAGACCCATCAAAACCCATCATTGAACAATTCCCTGATGACATGACTTATGACGAATGCGCTGCCATGCTTTGCGGTGTAGGCTTAACCAGTGTGCCTTGTTGGATTAGACCCGCTTTTACGTTGTCAAATGGTCAAAAAGCGCGTGCAGAATGCGCGTTACAGATGGCTAGAAACGATCAAGAAATCATAGTAATTGACGAATGGACCAGCGTTGTTGATCGTACTGTTGCAAAGGTAATGAGCCATTGCATTCAAAAACACGCAAGAAAAACAGGCAAACGCATCGTTTTATTGTCATGCCATTACGATGTAATTGAATGGTTGAACCCTGATTGGGTTATTGATGCTAATAAACAGCAATACACCAATCGGAGGTCACTTTGGCGAGACTTCAAGCGAACAGAACAACTTGAATTCAACATCTACGAGACCGATAGGCGCTCATGGCCTTACTTTAGCCAATATCACTATTTGAGCGAAAAGTTAGCGGGTGGCAAGCAATATTTCTATGGGTTATGGGATGGCCCAAACCAAATAGGATTCCTTGCGTTTTCTAACTATGTGCCACATCGCAAAGGCACGAAAATGCAATTGCATTTCAACAGGCTTGTAATACACCCAGATTATTGTGGGTTTGGGTTAGGCATTCATTTCCTAAACAAGTGCGCTCAAATCGTACATGACAAGGATTATGAGGTCATGGGCAAGTTTTCAAGTGCGCCTGTTTACAACGCATTGAAACGAGACAGTCGATGGCGATTAAACGCTGTTATGCGTCAACACAAGATAGTTGTAGGTGGCAATATGCAACGTAAAGAAGGCTTTAGGAAAGACGTTAAAGCGTGGTCATTTAAGTATTCACCCAATGCCAAGCGTACCCTCACGCACGATATGTAACGAATTGGGGTGTAAGAACCCACGTTCCAAATACACGAACTATTGCATTGAGCATGGTGGTCGTAATACATACGATCAAAAGCACAACAAGACAGCACATCGCATTGAAAGCAATGCCATGTATAACACTACACAATGGTTAGCATTAAGGAAGATACAACTTAGCAAGCACCCTTTATGTGCAGGGTGTGAGGCAGAAGGCATAGTTACTATAGCCACTGTGGTTGACCATGTATTCCCATGGAAGCAAATAAGCAAGGAAGCGCATTCGTCATAAGTCATGTCATCAGGGAATTGTTCAATGATGGGTTTTGATGGGTCTAATATTTCTTTAAAACAATCATCAGACCAAACGTGCTTGGCAAGCGTTG